TAGAACAGCACCTTTAATGTGCGAATTTACTTTGACACCTAATTTTTTACAAGCTTTTCCAGTCATTAAACAGGCAGCTTTATTGTTATTAACACATTTATACAATAACAGATCAGAAACTACTATAAATATGCTTCACAATATTCCTTATGGAGTTGATGCTTTATTAAGACCTTATAAACCATTGGTGATGTAAATGGCTATTTCAAGATATGAAAATGTGGATGTAAATAACTTGACATTCACAACAAGCGATTTAGGCGAAAATGTAACCACCATAACTAAATGGTTCACTGGCAGACCGCTTGTGCAAGATGTCAAGAACAGTTTGCAAATAACTAATGACACTAGAATTTATCAGGATTTGACAAGGTTTGTATTTAATTTCACACCTTGGATGAAGCAAATAGTTGAAAATCAACAACTATACTCTATTACATATAGGGGACATGACTGGCGAATAACTGATTGCATTGAAGCTAATGATAAAATGAGTGTTACTCTTTTATGCTATCGCAATGATCCTGTTACAAAGGTATAAAATATGGCTACACAAAATAGTCCAGTAGTATATGGCAAAGCGATACAATGGCAATTAAGTGATATAATAAGCCCTATAAAAGTATATTCCGACTTTAACAGGAATTATGCTTCTGAAAGCAAGTTTGTAACATGGCATTTAAGAAATGTCCATCAGCCTGTATATACTGGTCAATATCAGAATGTAAAAGGCATTGACAGACCAATATTTCAGATGAGTGTATTTGGAACAACTGCGGATGATGCATTTACTACAGCCAATACAATCATACAAGCGCTTCATGGTTATAGCGGATTATTTGGTGGCGCTACTTATGGCTTTCAAATATCTAAAGCAGATGTAGCTTGGCTTTATCATGCTTATGACAATACAACAGCACTTCATACAGTATTTATGGATTGCACTTTAGATATACCAACATAAGATTTTTTAATTTTTTTAATGTGAGGAAATAATTATGGCATTACCAAATAAAATTTTACCTGGGTTTAGCGCATCTCTATATATGCAACCTACTTCATCACCTACACCTTTAGCAGTTTCAGCTTTATCAACTTATTCTTCAGTTTCAGCAATTGCTGTTTCTGGCAATTTAGTTCCTGTTGAAGCTATCCCAGCTTTTGGTCAAGATGATGCAGTTGCTAACTTTGCTGTTGCTGGTTCAAGACAATCAGATAAAATCCCAGTTCAATCTGCTCCAACATCAATGGTTATTACAGCAGCTTGGAATCCTTCTGATGCAAACTTATTACTCATTCGCGGTGATGCTTATAATGGCACAATTGATCGCACATTTGTAATTCAAGCAACTGATGGAACAAACAGTGTTTATTATGCTTTTAATGGTCGAGTATCAGAATTTAAAATTGATCCAGCTCCAGGCGCGGAAACTAAATGCACATTTAGCATCCATCCAAGAGGTAATCAATATGGTTGGTCTAATAACACATAATAAGGAATCATTATGCAAGTATCTGAAGCACTAGAAATATTAACAACTACTTACAGAAGTTTAGATTCTGTAGCACAAGGATTGCCAGTTGATGCTAAAGAGGTTAATGATGCATTGGCAAAAGCTGAAGTTGGAAGTCAAGAATATGTAGCGCTTTCAGTATTAGCTAAATTTAATCCTTACACTCAACAAGTTAAAACAAAAGAGAAAAAAGATGACCACACAGATCAAGTCGAGTGATGATTTATTAAGTTATTTAGTGAGCCAAGCCAATTCTGGTCAAAAGAATTGGTTTGGTTTTGCTCAACAAAGACTTACAGGTATTAATCTTGCTCATGAAATTGCAAAAAATCATGCAGACAAATTATCGCCTGAAGAAGTTGTTGATTATGTCATTAAATTAAATAACACTATATATCAAAAAATAATTAAGGCTGATTAATGTCAGGCTTTACTTTTGATGTTAAAGGGTTATCTGAAACTCAAGCTATATTTGATCAATTGCGAGAAGATATAGGCGATAAAAATTCTCAAAGTAAAATATTAGTTCCAGTAGTTAAACAAGCAATGCAACCAGTATTAGCTATGGCTCAATCTTTAGTTCCAAAAGGCAATACTGAAATGTTATTACATTCTTTAGCTATTGTAGGTCGCAGACCAACTGGAAAAGATAAAAAATCTAATTATGTCAATGATAATGATGCGGCTATTGCAATTGTAACTACTAAACCAATTCCAAGAAGTTTAAAGAAAAGCGCTTATGAAGCGACTAAAAGCATTGTTGATAAAAAGGATCGCAAAAAAGCTATCAAAGGTTATTATGAAGAACAAGGTGTTTTTTATGATGCCAGAGCTGTGGCAATGGAATTTGGAACAAAGAATGTAAGCCCAAGACCATATTTAAGGGTTTCATTAGAAAGCCAAGTGCAACAAGTATCAGAATTATTAGGTAAATTATTACAACAAAAAATCGAACAATATAGGAGCAAACATATATGAGTAAATTAGGACAGTTATTAGGTGATGACTATGAAAAACATAGATTATCTATTTTGACAAGAACATTTCAATTTGGCGAAGCAACATTAAAAGTTAAAGTGCCAAATGTTTCTCAAATAGAAGCTATTTATAATCATTTTAAAAATCCTGATCAAGTAGCTATTGAAAAAATTTATCAAGATTTAACTATTAATCTAAAAACATTTGAAGGTGATGTAGTTACAAAAACTGATAATGATGTATTAGTCAATGACCGCTCAATGCGAGAAGCTGCTAAAAATACTTATCTTACTCAATTTAGAATTTTAGAATACTTTAAGTTTTTAGTTCCACAAGAAGGGCAAGATGTTAATACATTAACTTATGCAGACATTGATGCTGATATACCACTATCAATTCAACTTCAAATTGTGGATAAAATTAATGAGGTTATTTCACCTGATTATAAAGATATAAGGTCAAAGTAACTAGCTCATTAAGATCGCAAGTTTGCGCTCACATGATCTTTAATGGGCATACAAGAAAAAATATTGATGAGCTAGATGAAGCCACAATGCATGAACTTATGGTCATGTATGCTGATGGCTTAATAGGAAATAAAGGTCTTATAGTGGGCTTGGGAACACTCACCAATGGGGTTTTCAATTATATGCGACCACCAAACAGTCCGCCTTATGCCTTAAAGTCTATTTTGGGTAATGTTTATAGTTATATTTATCCAGATAAAGATTTATCTGCTAGTGAATCATTACTGACATTTATGTCACAAGCTCCAGAATTTAGTGTAGATAAATTTAAAAGAAAATAACTATGTCATTAATATCAAGATTAGGTGTTGTTCTCGGATTAGATGCAGGCGAATTTAATGCTGGCTTGGGTAAAGCTCAAGATGGCTTAAAAGAGTTTGCGGCATCTTCTTTAGGTGCAAAACTAACTATTGCTGGTTTAGCTGTAGCTTTTGCGGAATTTGCAAGATCAGCAGTTGAATATGCAGATCAAATTGCGCAAGTCGCAAAAACCAATGACATGGCAGTTTCTACTGTCTTGGCTCTTAATGAAGCTTTAGTTGAAGCTGGTGGATCAATGGAAGGTGCAAGCCGAATGATGTCTGGCTTTGCAAAACAAGTTGATGCGGCTGCTGAAGGTTCAGACAAAACTCGCGAAATATTCAAAAATCTTGGTGTATCTCTTAAAGACCTTAAAAATCTTTCAACCGATGATCTTCTCTTAAAAACTCTTAAAGGCTTAAATGATATTGAGCAATCATCAGCTCGCAATGCCAAAGCTATGGAATTGTTTGGTAAAGCTATTCGCGGTGTTGATATTAAAGAGCTATATGAGAATATGGAAAGGCTCAAAGATACAAATAAAGGCGCAGCAGAATCATTTATGCAAACTAAAGCATCTATGGATGCTGTTGCAGGCGCTATGGCGCAAGCTAAAACAGATTTTATTCAAACATTTGCTCCAGCTATTGAAGGCTTAACTAAATTATTTTTAACTTTAGGTCATGCTATTGGCACAGCAGGCAGAGCTGTAAAAGATTTAGTTAATAGAGATTGGCAAGATTTTAAGAATTATGATTGGGCTGGGGTTCAATTTGAAAAAGACTTAAATGCAAGATTTGAAAAAGCCAGAGCAGAATCATTATTAGCACAACAACAACAAACACAAGGTGGTCGAGATGTTAAGCCATTAAGTGAAGAAGCTAAAAAGCAAAATGATGAATTAGAAAGACAAATAAGAACACTTCAATTAGAAGCTCAAACTGTTGGAACAGTTAAAAGCAAATTTGCCGAATTAAATCTTGAATTTGAAAAAGGCGGTAAATATGAGAAGCTTCGCGGCACTCAAATGGAAGCCAATGCTAAAGCCGCAGCGCAAGCTTATGATGCAGCCAAAGCTAGAGAATTTGTTAGAGCTGAAATGGAATCAGCTAAAAATCAAGAACAAATTTATGAGCTTCAAGTTAAAACTGCTGGGCTTTCTGATACACAAAGAAAAAAGCAAGAGGAATTATTAAAAGTTCATCAACAAATAGCTGACATTGAAAGACAACATCCAGAGCTTACTAAACAACAAATACAAGCTATTGAACAAGAAAAAGTTGCTATGGTTAATATGGAAGAAACCGCCAAGCGCACACAAAATACATTTGAAAATGGTTGGTCAAGAGCTTATGAGAATTTTAAAGAAAAATCTATGGATTCATTTGCTCAAGGACAACAAGCATTTGATTCATTTGCATCTAATATGGGATCAGCTTTAGACAAATTTGTTCAAACAGGTAAATTAAGCTTTAGTGATTTGGCTAGAAGTATTATTGCTGATCTTATTAAGATTCAATTACAAGCTCAATTAACAAGTATGTTTAAAGGTTTGAGCGGTTTATTTGGATTTGGTGGAGCAGTAGGTGGCGGTGGATTTGTAAGTTCTTTAGGCACAATAGGTTCTTCTTTAGCGATTTCAGGTCATGCTGAAGGCGGTTCTATATCTGGTCCATCTATTGTAGGTGAAAGAGGTCCAGAATTATTTGTGCCATCAAGTCCAGGATCAATTGTTCCTAATCATCAATTAAGTTCTATGTTTGGTAATCAACCGCAAGTGGTTTATAATGGTCCATACATTAATAATATGAGTGCAATCGATACTCAATCAGCAACACAATTCTTGGCTAAAAATAAACAAGGTGTTTGGGCAGCTAATCAATCTGCTCAATTATCCTTACCACAATCGAGATAATATATGGCTACCTTAAATGACATATTAGCAGTTGCAGAACAAGTTGGCATTAATGATCAAAAATTTGTAGGTCAAACTATATCTCGCAATCAAAGAATTTCAACATCTGAAATTGTATCAGTTCAACCTTTTGCTTTTGATATTAAGCCAATGAACTATTTGCTTTTATCTAAAAACAAAGCATTATTATCAGCGCTGCGAGTAGCGGATCGCGAATATGAACAATATCTTAATTTTGGTTCAACAGGATGGTGGAATTATATTGCTTATCAAGGTGATATGACATCATCTCAAATTTCATCATGTCAAATTCAAACATCATCAGCTAATAAAATAATTGTATTAGGATCATTACCTTCTATAAGTGCAACTGCTTATATTGTTAAAACAGGTGATTTTATTCAAGTAGGTAGATATGCATATATAGCAACTGCTGATGTATTAAGAGGTGTTGGGACTACAGTTAATATTCCTGTGCATCGAAATATTATTAATACAATATCTAGTCCTGTTAATGCAGTTATAGGTCAATATGGAACAACTATTTCATTAGGTGGATTAACATTTACAGGAACAACATTTCCAGTTATTTTAACTCAATATCCAAACTATACTTTAGTCCCTATGACTAATGATTCATTTATAGCTTGGAACTCTACATTTAAAGCCCTTGAAGCGGTATTACCAACATGAACAACATAACACCACTACAAAATACTAATAATATAAGGATGGCAGATTTTGTAAGGGTAACCACACCTTCAGCTACCTATCGCTTTGCTACTACTTCCGCACCACTTACAATTTCTGCAGTTGATAGCCAACCTTTTGATGCATTAGGATCATTAGTTAAAGTTGGTGATGTCCAAAGAGATATTAAATCCACAGCCAATCAAACAAGCATTACTTTAGTTGGTCTTGATACAGCTTTATTGGGATGGATATTATCTCAACAGGGAAAAGGATCACAAATTGAAATGTGGCATGGATTTTTTAATCCTGATGGATCATTAATTACTACAGGCGGTTCAGGCGGTCTTTATAAATTTTTTACAGGCTATATTAGTTCTTATACTATTTCAGAGCAATGGATGGAAGAAGCAAGAATGTATATAGGTGTTATTAATGCTAATGCAAATAACATTCAAACTATTTTACAAAATAGAAATGCAGGTCGATTTACTAATGATAATGCTTGGCAATATTGGAATCCAGGCGATACATCTATGAATCGAGTAGCATTTATTCAAACAATTAATTATGCTTTTGGGAAAACTGGTTGATTAGATTTGCTAATAAATATGACAATGACAAGATAATAGAGTTAATAAAAGAATTTGCTATTAAAATAGAAACTCCATTAGCAAGCAATCCTTTAAGTTGGTCAAAAACTCATTGTGAACATATATTGACTATGCTTTATGCAGGACTTGGATTTGTATTAATTGATAATGAACAAACAGGTATATTGATTGCAATTAAATCTAAATATATTTGGAATAACAATATTATTCAATTACAAGAAATTATGCTAACTGGAAAAACTAATATAGTTACAGCAAGATTAATTAAAGAATATATTAAAACAGGAAAAGAAATGTTGGAAAAAAAAGAAATAAATCAAGTAGTTATGTCAAGTTATCCTAACATTGATTTATCTAAATTTGGATTTAAATTATTAGAGCATCATTGGGAAATTAATTAATGGCAAGTCTTATTGTAGCTGAAGTATTTGGTGAAGCTTTCGCAGCATCTGTCGCAGGACAGATTGTGGGCTTTGCTATTTCTATGGTTGCTTCATCTATTCTTTCTAAAGTATTTGCACCTAATACTCCAAATCAAGGCGCACAACAAGCGCAACCTAACCCTGGCAATCCGCAACAACTTCCACCTGCTGGCAATAATTTAATGCCTATTGTATATGGCACAGCTTATGTTGGCGGTGTTATTACAGACCTTACAATTTCAACAGATAATCAAGATATTTATTGGGTGATGGCTTTATGCGAAGTTACTAATACTGAACATGGCGGAACACCTGACACAATAACATTTGGCAATGTTTATTGGGGTGGAAAAAAATGTATATTTGGAACAGGCGCACAGGTGACTGGATTACTTGATGAATCAACAGGTGTTACTGAAGATATTACTGGTTACATGGATATATATCTTTATAAGAATGGTTCTAATCAGCCAGCAAATACTTCTACAAGCGCTATTACAGTATTACAAGCTTCTAATCTTGTTTATCAATGGGATAGTTCTAAATTAATGAGTAATTCTGCTTTTGCAATTATTCATGTTAAATATAATTCAAGCAAAAATTTAACTGGTTTAAATCAAACAAGATTTCAAGTAACCAATTCAAGAAAAGCTCCAGGCGATTGCTTTTTAGATTATTTTAGCTCTACTCGATATGGCGCAGCTTTACCTTTAAGTCAAATTGATACAACATCTTTAACAGCGCTTAATACATATTCAAATGAAGTGATTACTTATACACCTTATGGTGGCGGATCAGCGACACAAAAAAGATTTGAATTTAATGGTGTGCTTGATCCTGTTCAAAAGATTATGCAAAACATTCAATCTATGGCGGATTGCTGTGATTGTTTAGTTAAATATAATGAAATAGTTGGTCTTTGGGGTGTTATTGTTCAAAAACCTACTTATACAGTTGCTATGGATATTAATAATAGCAATACCATTGGCGCTATTAATGTAAGTCCAATTGATTTATCTAATTCATTTAATACTATTGAATGTAAATATCCTGATGGCTCTGAAAAAAATTCATTTGCATCAGTTACATTTGATCTACAAACAATTGATCCCACACTTTTATTTCCAAATGAACCAGTTAATAAACAATCATTAAATCTTTATTTGTCAAATAACAATGTGCAAGTTCAATATCTTGCTAATAGACTTTTAAAAGCAGCCAGAGAAGATTTACAAGTTACATTAGAAATTAATTATGTAGGGCTTCAATTAGAAGCTGGCGATATTGTAACTTTAACTAATGCTAATTATGGTTGGGATGCTAAATTATTTAGAATTTCTAAAGTTATTGAAAAGTTTAGTGACACTGGTCAAGTAACTGCTGGATTAACTTTAATGGAATTTAATCCTGCGGTTTATAATGATGCATCAATTACTGAATTTACTCCAGCTCCAAATACTGGTATTGGATCGCCTACAAACTTTGGCACATTATATGCACCGATTGTTTCAGCTTCATATCCTTCTGCAACAAATCCATATTTTACAGTTGATATAGAAACAGCAAGCTCTGGTATTACTCAATATGCTGAAATTTGGTATTCAGCTTATGCAACTCCAACATCAAGCCAATTAATATTTGCTGGCACAACTCCAGTATTGCCTAATGGAAATCCATATACCATTAATTATTTAATTACAAATAATCAATTAACTAATATCCCTTCAGGCGATTGGTATTTCTTTAGCCGCATGGTTAATAGTATTGCTAAAAGCTCATATAGTCCGCCTTCATCAGTATTTAAATGGCGACCAACTACATATCAATTTACTGAAAAATATTTATCAGTGGCTTATGCCGATAATATTACAGGCACATCTAACTTTAATTTAAACCCTAGAAATAGATTGTATTATGGACTTTATAATTCAAGCTCATCTAGCGCATCAACTAATCCTGCAAACTATACATGGTATTTAGCTGATCCTACATTTAGTTCTAATAAATTTGTAGCTTTTTCAAATAGAACTGGTCGCAAATTTAGCTTTGCTACAGACCTTGCTGCTTATGCTGCTGGCACAGCTTCTTTTGTTCCAACTACATCATCTTTATATGATCCAAGTATTTGGTCAGCTTTACCTGATGGGACTAATGTTATTGATTTAGATCAAAGAACTGGTCAGTTAATTGGCACAGGCACAACCACTGTAAGCACAGGTGAAATTTCTATTGTCAATACAGCCGATGGTCAAGTAGTAGCAGCACTTCAAAAATTCCTAGATTTTGGTGGTCCTACTACATTTACAGGATCAGCCGCTACTTTAACTATTGATGTTTATGGTCGAGTGGTAGGATTTGCTTCAGCAGATCAATTCTTTATGACTATTGCTCAATTTACTGCAACATCAAGTCAAACTGTATTTAGTGTAACAAGAGATTCAAGCTATATTGTTGGTCAATGTTTAGTGTTTGAAAATGGTGTTTTATTAAAAGAATCTGATTATACAGATGCATCAGGAAGTGTTACTTTAGCCACAGGTGCTACTTTAGGCGATAACATAACTATTATATCTATGAGAGCTATATCAACTAGCACTTATTATGATTTAATGAGTATGTCAGTTTCTAGTGTAGCTTCTAATGTGGTGACTTGGAATAATGCCAATATGCCATGGGACTTAATTGATGTAGGCAATAAGATTACATTTAGCAATACTGGCACACCAACTCAATATACAGTCACAGGTGTTAATTATTCTACCGCTCAAATTACATTTAGCACACCTGTCACTGGAGTTTCTGCTGGATCAAGAATGTATTTTTATAGAGCTGCATCATCAAGTTATAGAGTATTTAGTCGATATACAGCTAATTTAACTAATGCTTCTAGTTATACACCTACTTTATGGTCATTTGATACTGGATTTGAACTTCCATTTATTAATGGTGCAGCTATAACAGCTTATGACTATAATTTAACTAGCAATACATATTCATCAATTCCTAACATTTTTAGTGGGGATTTAGATATAATACAATTTACTGGAAATAATCTAACAACACCTACTGGAAGCATGGTAAATATGATAGCATATACAGTTATTGGACAAGCTGGTTATCCATTTAATTCAATTGTTAATGCTTTAAATGTTTATATGAATGGCGCATTGTTAGTAAGCGGAACTGATTATACTTCAACAACCACAAGCTACACTTTAACTGTAACACCAGCTATAAATACTGAAATTATGGGACAACAAACATTCGCTCGATATGGAGCGGCATAAGGGGAAAAAATGTCAAATGCTTTTAATCTATCTCAATTAGCAAATAATGTAAACACATCAGGTCAAATATCTTTGACCGCTGCTGTTACAGGAACATTGCCAATTGCTAATGGTGGCACTAACTCTACCGCCACTCCAACTGCTGGCGGTGCTGTTTATGGAACTGGAACTGCATTAGCTACAACTGCGGCAGGAACAACTGGTCAAGCTTTAGTATCTGCTGGCGCATCTGCTCCAGCTTTTGGTGTTTTACCTATTGCTGGTGGTGGCACAAATTCAACAGCAACTCCAACTAATGGTGGGGTTGTTTATGGCACAGGAACAGCTCAAGCTTATACTGCGGCTGGAACATCAGGTTATGTTTTAACATCAGCAGGTGCAGCAGCACCAACTTGGGCAGCAGCATCAGGTGGTGGTGTAGCTGGTATGAGCGGTGTAATGTTTACATCTTCAGCATCTTGGACTGTTCCAACAGGTGTAACTATGATTAAAGTTTTAATTATAGGGGGTGGTGGAGGAACTAATAATAATGGAAATAATGCTTGCACTGCTGGTGCTGGGGCTGCTACATGGGCTGTTGCTACAGGACTTACATCAGGAGGAACTTTAACTGTTACTGTAGGAGCTGGTGGAGCAGGAGTTAATAATAATGGAGCTGCTGGTAATGGTGGAGCATCCTCTGTTGTAGGAACTGGAATTAATGTATCTTCTGGAGGTGGTATTGGCACAAGTGGAATTTATGGTGCTGGAGGTGCTTGTGGAACTTCTACAGTAACTACAGGAACTTTAATAAGAGGAACAACTTCTTCTTTTAATATATATGGTCAAGGTTCTTATTGGTTTGGTGGAAATAATTATAGACTTACTGCTGTTTTTTCAGGTGCTGCTGTAGCATGGACAACAACAAGTGTTTATGCTCCTGGTTCTGGAAGTTATGCTGATGACCCAACCGGATTTAATGCTTCAGGTGGTATTGGTGGCTGTGTATATATTGAATATTAAAAGGATATAAAATGAATCAAAATTATTTAATTATTGAAAATAATGTAGTAACAAATATTGTTGTATGGGATGGTGGGTCAGGTTGGCAATCACCAATTGATTCTATAGCTATTGCTCTAGATACTACTCCATCAATAATTTGGCAACCAAACACAGATAGAACAGATTATGTTTTAACAGAAGTAATGGGTCAAGGTCAAATTGGGTTTACTTGGAATGGTTCTGTTGTAACTACAAATGCTCCTAAACCACCATTACCTATTGCAAATGAACCTTTAACTAATAGTGTCACTACAATATGATAACAGTTGTTCCTAAACATATTTTGTAAATGTATTCGCTGAAGGCAAATATTAATAAGTTATAATAAGATAATACCATCCGAGTTCTGTAAGCATATAGGCTCGACAATTTACCTAGTGAGGAAAACATGGCTATCTTTAATAAAAACACTTTGCGCCAAGTTTCTGGCTTTGATAATGAAATCATTGCTGGCGAACTTGTTTATAATCAAAAAACATTTTGGAATCTTAATTTTAATACTGATGGGATTCCAGTCGATTTAACTGATGCTACTATTGATGCACAAATCATTAGAAGATCAGTAACTAATATCCATGATTCTCGCTATGGTCTTACATTTGACATAGCTGATTACACACCAACTCCTGATCCAGTTACTCTTACTATTACTAATCGAGATGATTTATTAGGTCACTTTACTTTAGTAATTGATGAATCAGCATGGGATGTCATTGCATCCGATCCACAACTTGATATTAATGCTGTAAACTGTGTAGGCTTTTCTGGTCGCATTAAAATTTCATTTTCTGCAACTGGTGATACACCAGCTCAAGATCAAATCATATTCTTACTCTTTTTAGTGCGCTCTGATGGTGTAGTTAATTAATCATGGACATCACTTTATCGCCTATAAATACAGTTGATGTATCTGTAAATCCTACATCCACAATTGATGTTCAAGTTACTCCCACAACTCAAACTATAGTCACTATTGATCAAGGTATTCGCGGTTATTCAGGAACTAGCGGATATTCTGGATACAGTGGTTATTCTGGATTTTCAGGTATATCAGGTTTTTCTGGCTACTCTGGAATATCAGGTTATTCAAGCTATTCAGGATTTTCAGGCTATTCTGGTTTTAGCGGTCAATCAGGTTATTCTGGATTTTCAGGCATATCTGGATTTTCAGGATCAGGTGTAAGTGGTTACTCTGGCTATTCTGGTTACTCTGGCGAATCAATACAAGGTGATAGCGGTTATTCTGGCTATAGCGGTTATAGTGGTTATTCAGGTATTTCTGGGTTTAGCGGTGATAGCGGTTTATCTGGCTTTAGCGGCGATAGCGGCATAAGTGGATATTCTGGTAGCGGAATTTCAGGTTGGTCAGGATATAGCGGTGATAGTGGAATTAGTGGTTATTCTGGCGATAGTGGCATATCAGGTTTTTCAGGTGATAGTGGCATAAGCGGTTTTTCTGGCGATTCAGGTATAAGCGGATATAGTGGCTTTAGTGGCATATCAGGTTACAGTGGCGATTCTGGCATAAGTGGATGGTCAGGCGATTCTGGTATTAGCGGATTTAGCGGTGATTCTGGTATATCAGGTTATAGCGGATATTCAGGAATTGGATTATATTTTAAAGGCGCATGGAATCTTTTTGCTGGATATAATTTAAATGACATTGTTACTTATAATAACAATACTTATATTGCAAATGGAATTGTTCCACCAGGTGAACCTGAACCGCCTTATATTCCTTATCTTTGGACTTTATTTGTTCCGCAAGGTGACAGTGGTTTTTCAGGCTATAGCGGTTATAGCGGTGATAGTGGAATAAGTGGTTTTTCAGGCGAATCAGGTATTAGTGGATTTTCAGGTGACAGTGGAATATCTGGCTATAGTGGCTATTCAGGAATAAGTGGATACAGTGGTGATTCAGGTATTAGTGGATTTAGTGGTGATAGTGGTATTAGCGGATGGAGTGGTGATTCAGGTATTTCTGGTTATAGTGGATTCTCTGGTTACTCTGGTCAGCAAGGAACTTCAATTAATATTAAAGGCACAGTTGCAACTCCAGCAGATTTACCTTTAATTGGAAATCTTCCTAATGATGCTTATATTGTTACATCCGATGGCGACTTATATGTATGGGATGGAGCTACTTGGAATAATGTAGGACCTATTGTTGGACCACCAGGACAAAGCGGTATATCAGGATTTAGTGGTTATAGTGGCGAACAAGGAACTTCAGGATATAGTGGTTATAGTGGACAAGATGGCGCTCAAGGTGAATCTGGTTATTCAGGTTATAGTGGCTTTGATGGTGCTTCTGGTTACTCTGGTTACTCTGGTTATTCTGGTTATTCTGGTATTAATGGTTCTAATGGCACAAGTGGTTATTCTGGTTATTCTGGACAAAATGGCACATCAGGTTATTCAGGTATAAGCGGATTTTCAGGTGCATCAGGCACAAGCGGTTACTCTGGTTATAGTGGTCAAAATGGAACTAATGGCACAAGTGGCTTTTCAGGTTATTCTGGAATAAGTGGATTTAGCGGTCAAAATGGTGCAAGCGGTTATTCTGGCATAAGTGGATTTTCAGGTTACTCTGGAATTAGTGGATATTCAGGCACATCTGGTTACAGTGGTTATTCTGGAAGTGGTGTAAGCGGCTATAGTGGCTTTAGCGGTATATCAGGCTTTAGTGGCACATCTGGTTATTCAGGAATTAGTGGATATAGTGGTATTTCTGGAACTAATGGCGCATCAGGTTTTTCAGGTATAAGTGGCTATTCTGGCTTTAGCGGTATATCAGGTTATAGTGGTTATAGCGGAAGCGGTGTATCAGGTTATTCTGGATACTCTGGAATTTCAGGTTATAGCGGATTTAGTGGTATATCAGGCTATAGTGGTATTTCTGGTTTTTCTGGCGCACAAGGTCTTGGTGGAACAATAGCTTCTTGGGGTTCATTTTGGGATACTACAACTCAAACAACAACAGCTAACACACCAACTGCAATAACTTTTAATAGTTATGATTCAAATTCAAGAGATGTGGCTATTGGATCACCTTCATCAAGAATTGTATTTAGTGACACAGGAACTTATAGTCTTACATTTTCTATTCAATTTACTAACCATAGTAATTCATTAGGCGCAACTCAAGTTTGGCTAAAAAAGAATGGCACAAATATTGCGGATACTAATTCTCATTATGATGTGCCTGATAAAGCTGGAAGTTCATATTCATCCAATATATTAACTGTTAATTTTGTATTAAATTTAAATGCAAATGATTATATTGAATTATATTGGGATACTGCTAATTCAAATGTTTATTTAGAAACAATAGCTGGAAATTCAACTTATCCTGAAACACCATCAGTTATTTTTACTGCAACACAAGTCACTTATGCAATATCAGGATTTAGTGGTTATAGCGGTTATTCTGGAATATCAGGATTTAGTGGTAAATCAGGTTTTAGTGGATATAGCGGTTCTGGAGTAAGTGGTTATTCAGGTTACAGTGGTAGTGGAGTATCTGGTTATTCAGGTTATTCTGGCATTAGTGGTTATAGTGGATTTAGTGGAATTTCAGGATGGAGTGGAATAAGTGGACAAAATGGCGCATCAGGCATTAGTGGCTATTCTGGTTATAGTGGCACAAATGGCGCAACTGGCGCAAGCGGAACTTCAGGATATTCAGGCTATTCAGGAAGTGGCATATCAGGATACTCTGGCTACTCTGGAATAAGCGGCTACTCTGGAATAAGCGGTTACTCTGGCTATAGTGGCTCTGGCATAAGCGGTTATAGTGGTTATAGCGGTTCTGGTATTTCTGGATATTCTGGTTATAGTGGTAGTGGTGTAAGCGGTTATTCTGGTTTTTCTGGAATATCTGGTTATAGTGGTTTTTCTGGAATAAGCGGTTATTCAGGCACTAATGGAACAAATGGTTTATCAGGCACAAGTGGATATAGCGGTTACAGTGGCTCTGGTATAAGTGGTTATAGCGGATATTCTGGTAGTGGTGTATCTGGGTTTAGCGGTGCAAGTGGCATATCTGGTTATAGCGGATATTCAGGTTTAGGTTATGCAGGATTAACTTCCACAACTTCATTCTTAATTGGCACAGGCTCTAAAGCATTCACAGTTAATCAAGCTCAAGGCACTAATGCTTATGTAGTTGGGATGAGAGTTAGGATTAATAATACTACTAACTTTATGGAAGGTCAGATCACAGCTTATTCAACAACAACATTAACAGTGAATGTTGATTTAGTTGGTGGATCAGGAACTTTTGCATCATGGACTTTTGATATTGCTGGTCAATCAGGAATTTCTGGATATTCTGGTTATTCTGGAACATCAGGTTACTCTGGTTCTGGTATTAGCGGATATTCTGGCTATAGTGGTTCTGGTGTATCTGGTTATTCTGGCTATTCAGGCTACAGTGGCTCTGCATCAAGTATTGTAACTAAAATGATTTATGATCAATTTACTTCAACAGCAGCTCAAACATCATTTACAACATCTGCAACTTATACATCAGGCAAAATTGAAGTATTCTTGCAAGGTGTTAAAATGATTAATGGTGTTGATGTAACTGTAACATCAGGGACAGCAGTAGTATTTGGAACTGCATTATCTGTAGGACAAAGGGTAGATTTAGTATATCCAATTTAATATAAAGGATAAGATATGGATAAGATATTATGTTCAATTGCTACTAAAGGCAGGTATTTTTCTACTTTGCCTATGGTGATTGAATCAATTATTTATCAAACAAGAAAGCCAGATAAATTGGTTATTTTTGATGATAATGATGAACCACAAGATTTAAGGAATCATTTTCTTTATCAACATTTATTTCACATTCTTAATGTCAAAGGTATTGATTGGGAATGGAAATATGCTGAAAAGAAAGGACAACATCATATTCATCAGATGGCTAACACCATGGGTTATGATTGGGTTTGGCGAGTAGATGATGATGCAATACCAGAACCTAATGTATTAGAGCGGCTTTCATATTATGCTTTTGATGAAGTAGGTGCAGTTGGCGGATCGGTGATTACTCCACCTTTGCCTGTCAATAATGATGCATCAAAATCCACAGGCAAATTAGAAAACATACAAATTGAACCTAACATTCAATGGGGTTTAATTGAAAAAACTAAAGAAGTTGAGCATCTTTATTGTTCATTTTTATACCGAGCTGGTGTGCATGATTACAATCTTGGATTATCAAGAGTAGCACATAGAGAAGAAACATTATTTTCAAATGGATTATATCAAAAAGGTTATAAGCTTTTAGTTATTCCTAATGCTATTACATGGCATCTTAAAAATCCAGAAGGCGGTATAAGATCAAATCAAACAATGGAAATGTTTGAGCATGATGAAAATATATTTAAAAACATTGTAAATTTTAAAGACAAAAAGATTGTAGTATTAACTGGTGGCATGGGCGATCATATTGTGTTTAAACATATATTGCCTGAAATTGAAAATGCAGAAGTATTTACTTGCTATCCAGATATTATTCCAGGGCGACCAATTGCGGATGCTTATGCATTATTTGGTGGCATAGATCAATGGAATGTTTATAAAAAGATGGCTGATTGGAATTGGACAGGGAGTTTAGAAAATGCTTATAGAAAGTTATATCTATGATTATTATTTCACCTTATTCAAAACCATTAATAAACAAAAAAAGAAACCCAAAAAATTATCCTTATTGGAAAGAACTCATAAGCTTAATAGAAGAACCAATCATTCAAGTAGGTGTCGAAGGTGAAGAACAATTAGTGCCTGACTTTAAAAAAAATTTATCTCTTGATGAGTTGGGATCGCTTGTAGATCAATGCACAACATGGATAAGTTGCGATTCTTTTTTTCAGCATTTTTGTTGGGATCGCAAAAAATATGGTATAGTTCTATGGTCGGTTTCCGATCCGAATATCTTTGGGCATCCAGAGAACACCAACTTATTGTTGGATAGAAAAAATTTAGCAACAAATCAATTCTTATGGTGGGACTTTACAGAATATGATGCGACAAAATTTGTTTTACCTGAAGAAGTTGTTAAATTCATATAGAAAGGTTGATCACCATGATCACCGAAGGCTCAATCGATGATTATGTCGATATTCTACAAAATAAAACAATCCAATCTGTGGACATTAGCGAGGGTAGTGTGGCTCTTTTATTATCTGATCATACTACTGTGTATTTTCTCTCTGATCACAATATTTATTTGGGGTTTGAAAAGCATATTATTAATTAGCGGAAAGAAATAAAATGAATGTGGAATGGCAAGTAATTTTTAATGTAATCTTTGGTGTTTGTAGCTTGCTGTCGGCAATATTTGGATGGTTTTCAAAGCAAATATTTGATGCAGTTAAAGAATTAAAGACCGATGTTAAATCAGTTACCAATGATATTCAAAAGATTGAAGTTGAATTGCCAACTAAATATGTTCGCAAAGATGATATGGAAGCCAGATTTGATCGGATTGAAGCTTTATTAGATAAACTTTATGAAAAGTTAGATAACAAAGCTGATAAATAAATGCCTACAAAAGACAAGAGAAATAGAAATGATTATTTAAGAGATTGGAAATCACACAATCGAGAAAAGATATTATTTCAGCAAGCCCAATACCGCGCAAAAACTAAAAATATCCCATTTAATATAGAAATATCCGATATAATTATTCCAGAAGTATGTCCTATTTTGGGACTTCCACTTAAAAAAGCCATAGATGGAAATAGAGATTTAAGCCCTAGTCTTGATAGAGTAGATAACACTCAAGGCTATATTAAAGGCAATATACAAGTGATTTCATCTAAAGCTAATACAATGAAACATACTGCCGATAAAAATGATTTAATTAACTTTGCTAAATGGGTAAGGAAAATTTATGAGCAAATATAGTGAAGCTGGTAAAGGATCAACCACAAAGCTTAAACAAAAAAAAGATTATGATGAAAATTATGAGCGCATCTGGGGTAAAAAAGAAAACAAGCTTTATGAAGATAGATACTATGATTCTGATGAAACTACATCATGGGATGAAGATAAAGTTAATATTATAGGTATTAATTCAGATGGCGATCATTATATTAAATAATTAAATCAAAAAAAGTGATATATTGACAAAAGGATAAAATATGACATTAGAATTTAGCGCTGATTGGTTTACTCATAATGAATACAATCTTAATAAGCTTTTTGATGACAAATTAAAAGGCAAAAAAGACTTCCTAGAAATAGGATCATTTGAAGGCAGATCATCTTGTTGGTTTCTTAATAAGATTGATGATGATGCTAATCTTACTTGTATAGATACATTTAAAGGCTCTAAAGAACATGATAAATTAAATCTAACTTCATTAAAAGATAGATTTTTAAATAATGTAAATCAAGTTAAAAAACCCAATCAAAATCTTTATGTTATTCAAACAACTTCTTTTGATGGGATGGCAACACTTATTGCTGGACATGAACAATTTTATTTCATATACATTGATGGTAGCCATTTAGGTAAAGATGTGATGACTGATGCTTGCATGGCTTTCCAACTTGTAAGAAGCGGTGGTGTAATTGTTTTTGATGATTATGAATGGACTGACCTACCTGATCCAATTGATCGACCTAAAATGGCTGTAGATTACTTTATAACCCTATTTAATAAAGACATTAACCTTATCTATTCGGCTTATCAAATTGCAATAGAAAAAAGGGGAACTTAATCCCCTTTTGTTTAGAATGGAACATCACCTGAAGATTCTTTAGGTGCGCCATCTTTAGGTTGTGGTTCGCGCATTGTAATCCAACCATCAAAATTCACAGGTAAAGATTCAATAAGAAGTGAAGTGCCACCAGACTTATTGGACATTGCAACTCCAACTTTAGTCCAGCGAGCTTTTGTTTCGCCATCCTTTTGATACTCACCTGCTTTTGCTATAAGGTCATGTGTGATTGCCATTATATTTTTTCCTTTAGTTTAGTTAATATAGTTTCTATTTCAGCATTAAGCGCGATCACCGCAGCTTCAGCTTTTGTTACCCAATCTTGATCAACCAAGATTCTTACTACATACATTTTTAGGTGGTCTGGCATTTCTGGATCAAATGAAATGAGATCACACCAAGCCCTTTGAGTAACACAAAGTTGCCATTGCACCTGGTCATAATAAGATTTAATTAAAGACTGCCCATCCATAAGAATATGATCTAAATGATTTTCAGGACTAGGGCATTTAATTTCTAAAAGACCATCAGTTCCTACTAATCCATCTGGGCTACATCCAGCCATTGCAATATTCGGATGATCCACAAAAGGCACTTGATCAACCATAAGCTGATAAGTATGCTCATAGAAAGCCCTTGCAAGCGGTTCTAGCTCAATTCCGCGAGCCATTAATGGTGTTTTATAGGATGGAATCCTTTTGCCTGTTAATCGCTCTCTAATAAGCTCATTCTTGTATTTCTTTTTAGTTAATGATTCAGCACCACCGCGACCTTCAGTTAAAACATCAGATATGCGACTACCTGAAATCTTCCCTAATTTCATCAAGAACCAAGCATCTGATCCCTGCTCGATAGGTTGATCTAAATTAATTGTTATGTTTGTCATATATCTAATGTCCTGTAAATTTTTGAATCAGAATCCCATTGTTTATCTTCAGCTTCCAAATATAGTTCTTTAATTTTTTGAGGGCTAAAAAGCACTGGCTTTTCATATTTAGGTAAGCAAAAAGCATAATATAAAGGACAGGCTTCCGATGCATAATAGATATTAAGATCATCAAGCATATAAAACTCATTTTGTTTAAAGCTTCGAGTTCCTTTAACCATGATTAATGCTGATGATTGTTTTAATGGATTGTGGATGTAATAATCAGGAAGATTTCTGATAAAAGGATTCATTTTAAAAAAGTCAGGCACATTGCGATTAACTTCATCAAATCCTACTCTAGTAAAATAAATGCTGTTATCAGTGCAATAAGATTCAAAGATTGATTCGCCTTTATTCTTAATGCTAATCCTTTCCTGGTAACTATTTTCGCCTGTAATAAAGTTCATTTTATAAAAGCTATTCAGCAACATTAAGAACTCCCTTCATGCGGTCTTTTTCTTTAATAACCATAGAAGTTAAAAGTTTGTCATTCTTAACTTGGTCATAAACCGCTAGGTAATTCTTTTCTAATTCATTAATTGTTTTAGATGCTTTGATGCGGTTAAGAAAATCATCCGCTTTAAGTGAAGCTGCTTGACCATCATCATCATCTTGATAAAGACCAATTACTGAAGCCAAAGTGTATCTGCGAAGGTAAGTGAGAGCTGATCCATAACCTTGAGGATCATTTTTGGCGAGTGGACAACTGGCGGTATCTTCCATGTATTCGCCAGAGGTATGTAGAAGTCTAGTGGTTAAATGAAGCTTTCCATCATCACTAGGACTAACAAATTGTAAAAAAACAATTCCAGCACTATTAAGAGCAGGTTTAATAGCATCAATAACTGATGACAGTGATGCATATTTACTCCTAAAGTGAG